AGAGTGCATTTTAATAAAATGCCAGATCTTTTAGAGGATAATGATACCAATTATATCAGTCTTAATTTTCCAAACGGACTGTTATATTGCTGTCTGTCAGAAGCGTATGGCTTTTTAAAAGGCCCGATAGACATGTTGACTTTGTATGAAAATAAATATAAACAAGAAGTACAGAAGTTTGCTAATGAGCAAGTTGGTAGAAGACGAAGAGACGACTACACTGATGGCGCTGTTCGTATACCGGTAACCTCAGCAAACCCGTAGGAGAATAAATTATGGCGATATCATCAGCAATATGTTCAAGTTTCAAACAGGAACTTTTACAGGGTAAACACAGTTTCGAATCTTCAGGTGGACACACTTTTAAGATCGCTTTATTTACGAGTTCGGCATCTTTAGGTGCAGCTACAACTGACTATTCAACATCAAACGAGATATCAAACACATCTGGATCTGCATATAGTGCGGGTGGTGCAACTCTGACTAACACAGGAGTTGGATTGACTAGTACGACTGCGTTCACAGATTTTAGTGATGTAACTTTCTCATCTGCTTCTTTCACTGCAAATGGTGCATTAATATATAACACAACAACAGATGGTGGATCGGGAACAACTGATGCTGTTTGCGTTATCG